TATATCATTTCTTTCATCTTCTGTATATTTCGGTGAAACTGACCATGCGATTCCGTGGCAAATTGACCACCTGATTTGCTGGCGAAAGTAGTTAGGAACTGTGTCGCTATTGTGTTCAAAAGTAGTAATTAAAAAGTATCTATTGCAGTTTTATTTTCGCAAGCAGGCGAACGTCTTTTTCTCATGGATTCACCCTGTAGTTCCATCCGATGTGCATCATGTACGATACGGTCGAGTATGGCATCGGCTATGGTTTTATCACCAATTACATCAAACCAAGCGCTTACGGGTAATTGGGAGGTTATGATCAGCGAGGTTTTCCCATGTCTGTCCTCAATGATCTCCATCAGGGCGGCTCTACTGGGGGCATCAAAAGGCTGTATGGCAAAGTCATCTAAGATAAGTAACTGCTGGCGCTCTATCTTGGCAATTTCCCTGATATATGTTCCGTCAGCCTTAGCCATTTTTAGCCGGGCAAAGAGTTTAGGGGTACTGGCATAGAGCACCTTGTAGCCCATAACACAGGCCTGATAGCCCAGTGCCGTGGCGATATAACTCTTGCCTATTCCAGTGCTTCCTGTAATTAGCAGGTTTTCATTCCGTTGGATAAAGGAGCAGTCGGCAAGCCTCTGCACCAGGTTTTTGTCCACATTGCGTGAGGCTTCGTAGTTGATGTTCTCTACGGCAGCTTTATAGCGGAACTTGGCATAGAGTATCTGCCGTGCAATACGGCGGTTATGACGGTCATCCCATTCGGCATCAACCAACTGTGCCAATAGTTCATCTGCCATAAGATTATCATACCTACCGCTCTCAAGGATGCTTTTGAAGGCATGGTACATGCCCTGGAACTTTAGTTTACGCAATTTTTCTAATGTGCTTGTGTTCATTTTGATTATTGTTTAAAAGGATTATCTGTAATATTCTTCTCCCCGGATGTTTTCATGTTCAGGCATAGGCGAGGCTTCTGTCAAGGTATCTTCCTGATAGTCGTCCATCCTGTTGCTCAGTATCGTTTCCAAAGTCTTGTAGTTGTAGACACCATAGCTCAAAGCTCGCTGACAACCTTTTATCAGACGGTCATTGCCAACCTTTTTGGCAAAGCCCAATACGCCTACACAGGAACGGTAAGCCTGTTCGGGATGCTGCTTACGTTCCAGTATCCGCTGGATGAACAGCTTGACATCTTCGCCAATAGATTCAGCCCATTGCAGGAAGCGTTCAGGTGTCCATTCGGTAATAAAGCGGTGGGTGGTAGCCAGGTGGTCTTTTTCGGAGGTATATCCGTAGGGTGCCTTGTCGCGGCTGTGGGATGCAATCCGTTCATAGTTGTAAAACACTTCTACCTGTTTCTTGGAGTAGAGTATCTTCACCTTTTTGCCGATGAAACGATAAGGTACGCTGTAATAGTGGTGGTCTTCTCCCAGGTTGACATGGCCGTTCTTCATGACCGTTGCATAACGCATCTTCTTGAACTCGTATCGGGATACGGGAAGAGATCCCAGTGCCGCCCGTTCGACATCTTCGAACTGCTGTCTACGGCTGTAATTACGGCCTTTCAGTGCAGTCCGGTTATGATGTTCCAGACACTCCCATATACCGGCATTAAGTTCAGCGATGGTATGGAATGTTTTCTTGTGCAGCGGAGCGTATATCCTACTGTAAACGATCTTGACGGCTCCTTCGACCAGTGCCTTGTCCCGCGGACGGTAGGCTCTTGCCGGCAGTACGCTGGTCTGGTAATGCTCGGCAAAGTCTGCAAAGGTTTCGTTCAGGGTAGGCTCATAACGGTTACTTTTGGTAACGGCTGCCTTAAGATTGTCCGGAACGATAGCCTGGGGAGCACCCCCGAAATAGTGTAGCGCATTCTCGCAGGCACTTATCAGGTCTTCCTTGTCCTGGCTTTCCACGGCTTCCACATAGGTCAGCTGACTGGCCCCCAAGATAGCTACGAAGACTTCCATCTCCCGTATTTCACCACTCCGGGGATCGACCATTTCCAGCTTTTTGCCTGCAAAGTCGATATACATCTTATCGCCGGCTTTGTGGTCTATGTGCATCACCGGATTGACCCGGGCTTTCCATTGGTTGTAATAAAAACAGAACTGGGTGTATTGCAGGCCATCGGGGTGATCTTTCAAATAGCTTTCCCACAACATCTTGCGCGTAACGCCCGTCCGCTTCAGCTCCTTGTCCACCTGCGGGAAACGCTTTTGAAGTGCCTGTAGACGGCTATCGGGCTGACGTTCGTTGCTCTTGCCGAAAAGGTCTTCCAGTTCCCGGTCCCCCAGCGAGTTCACCTCTTCATAGCTGAAGCCACTGCTGATAAAGGCCGAAAGGTATTTCTTGACCGTGTTACGCGATACGCTGGTCTGTACCGCTATGGACTGCTTGCTGCGCCCTTGATCATAAAGTCGTAATATCTGTCTTATCTTGTTCATGCTGATCGTGCTGTTGGCCATATATGTTGGATCTTTTTACTCCAAAAATACGGCGAACGATACAGCTCATAACTAACTCCCAAGGTGGTCAGTTTACTCCGAAATGCCCTGGTCAATTTCCACCGGAACAGGTGGTCAGATTAATCCGAAATCAGGTGGTCAATATCACCGAAATCTCCAATAGGCTCTGTCCCTTCAGGGAATGCTATATCGTACTGAAACAAGATCTTGTTACCATCCTGACCAATAAAATAACGGCCGCCATAGCTAGGCTTAAAACGGCATTTGACCTCATTGGTCATTCCACCAAGATCAACATACTTCATAGTATCAGGATATTGCTCAAAATCTACCATAGGTCAGACATGCTTTCAATAACAGGGCCTTCATCATCTAATTCATCTGGAACGCCCCATCTTTTAAGAAGAATAGAGCGTAGCTTTAACCAATCATCAACATCGTTTTGAGTGACTTGAAAATCAAGTTCCTTGATTGACTTGCGGCTCGTACAAATCCAAAAAAGAAGCCCTGCAATAGCTAGATCCATCATCTTACTATTTTCCCCGGTAGTAGGATCAAATTCATCGTCAGGATTCAATCCTGCCTTTTTTAGCTGAGTTGATAGTACTCCGTCCGGGACCTTTTGACCGAATTCAAATTGCAGGGTTTCTTTATTATTCATGATCAAATTTTATCTACGATTTTTTTACTAAACCGCGATCGATTAGGTTTACCAAACGGTCCTCATCGAAATGAGAAACATCCGCTCCACGATCATAGACTTCACCGTCATCTTTCTTCGTGTTGCCACGGAAAGGATCGATAACTACGAATTTTGGCTCCGATTTCTCAGCTTTACCTTTACCCTTCTTAGCAAGATCTTCTTTGAGTTTCTTGATTTCAGCATCCAAAGCGGAGATCTTTTCATCCTTCTTAGCAGAATCGGCTTTCAATTCACCATTCTCTTTTTGGAGATCTTCGATCAGTTTAGCATTTTGGTTTTCCGACGGTTGCTCTCCGCCCTGAGTTCCTCCTACTTTAGGAGAAGCGGCTGGAGCATTTACCCCAGCACCCTCAATTTTATTTCCTTCAGCCGACATATTATCCACCTGATAAAATAGTTTTTAGAATGAAAATAGATTTTGCATTGTTCAATACTGGTGTACAGTAAGCAGTTCCTTTTGTCACCACAGTGATAGGATCTTCAATACCCCAAGTTTTGATTAATACAATACCCGATTTCGTTTTTGTCGCTACGCCTGCTTCTACATACTCATCAGCAGAAGTCGTATGTTGTGTATTTCCTAGCTGTTCAGTAACCGAAAAAGTTACGTTTCCTGGAGCCCAACCCGTGACAACAGTTTGTGTCCCATTTTTAGACTCTTGAACCATCTCTGATTTCCAGATTTTAAAGATTGGCAAACCTTTAGAACGCAAGGCTCTATTGATTTCCTCTAATCCAGGCTCTTGCTGTAATCCTAAAGCATTTGCAACATAAGTCGCTGTGAACTTTTGAATACCGGCATTCTGAGCAACTAAATCAACTGTTGATTCCTCACACCATGCAAACTGAGGGACAGGCAAGTTGGCTAACTTAGCCATTGCCTTAACCTTCCTAAGGTCGCCGACAATATCTGCTGTAGGATCAGTCCAATTCTTCGTAGCATTAACAAAGTTGGTTGAAGGGATGCCGAAATCAACATCAGTAGTTGTTTGGATCCCCTGTTCATTGTTAAGTTGAGTCAGACTGTATTTACCTGTTGAAGCGATACATTTCGCTAACCACTCATTACGAGCTTCAACCAAATTAACAGCAAAAACTTGATCTTCGTAATGCCAGTCCAACACACGTTTTGCGGCTTCCCTTCTCGTAGGTCCTGCCGGCAAACGACGAACTGCATCTTCAAGTTCACGCAACGTATTAAAATCTGTTTCGACTTTGTCTCTCGCGCCTTCAATCTTTGGCATATCACCACTAATTGTTGTTGGGAGATTACGTCCGAAACGCGGTGATGCACTATTAAAGTCAACAACAGCACCCATTACCTTAGCGCCGAATTGAGCTTCAATAGCCGACCATTTTAACGTTGGCTGGTACTGAAGAGGAAATGCCGTCTGGTATTGAAGAGTGTCAAAAGGAAACGTTGAAATGTATGCTTGTGCATCCGCTTTCCTAAATTCAGGCACCAATTCTTGTACATTTATCATTTGATAGATTATACTTTAATTAAACAAAAGTGATTCTTGGAAGAGCCTCAGCCAAATCAGCGGCAATTGCTTGCAATCCTGCTGATAGTGCTTTAATTCTTACTGTACCACTGATTACTACTCCGTTTGCAAGGGTATTACCATCAGATACTTCTGATGCCCTGTGCGTAAAACCCACCGGTTTGATAGGTCCATCTACTGCAGTTAATACTTTTCCAATACCAGTGGATGCATCCCGACCAACCAAAGAGCCTTCTGGAACATATCCATCAGGGTAATCTGCTTTAGCTACATCGAGGGTCATTCCACCAGGAAGAGTATCAATGACGTTTTCGAAAACGACCTTATTGAAACCTTGGGTACCTGATCTTTTTACTCCTTGTAATCCCATTTAAAAGATTATTGTGCACCGGCTTTTGCCTTAGCAGCAGCCTCGCGCTGGTTAATAATTTCTTGCATTGCAGGAGACACCTCGTCATCCTTCAATTTACAACCTCTGCCACCTAAAGACGGAGCATCCGCACCTAAACCAGCATCTGAAGCTGCCTGAATTTCATCAGCAACATCTTGTTCGATATTCGCTAAATAGTTGTTGAAGTCCTCGTCGCTTTCTAATTTCAAAATATCAAAATCACGAAGAGTACGGGTTTTAAAACGTTCTGGGGCTTTGTCTAATTTGGCTTCAAGTTGTTGGCGTCTAGTTTGGGCAACCGAGCCTTTTTGGATTGAGGAAATAGTGCTTGTAAGGGTTTCAATAACCTTATTTTGGTTTTCAACATAGGTATTGAACCATGAAGGTGCTTGGTCAGCTGTTTTCCCAGCAGCTTTAGCAGCTTCTTCCGCTGCGGCCTTCTCTTCTGCTTCCTTTTTCGCCTTGGCTGCTTTTTCTGCATCCTCTTCCTCCCCTGCTTTGCTTTCAGCGTTGCGTTTAGCATCGTCCAGGGAGGCCATTTCCTTGAAACTAAAAATCTGGTCTAGTTTGTCTATCTCACCGTCGATATCGTCTTCGTTAGTTACTATTGCATCTAACTTGTCCGCTAGTCCGTTGATTCTGACATTTGAAAGGTTAGCGGCACCCACAGCGGTTGCCTTAGCTTTCAATTTTGCGATAATCTTTGATTTAAGTGACATAATTTTTTGATTGTGAGTCAAGTCCGAGTAGCTATTTCGTGCCTGCCTCGTTTAAAACTTATAATCACAAAATTATATTAAGTTATCCGATTGGATAATACTACTATATTGCAAAAGCTGTATTTGCATCAGAAAATATAATTAAGTAAATTAGTGGGTATTTATTTATTAACCTTAAATTTTAACTATGGAAGAAATTAAAGCAGGAGATGTCGTTCAATTGAAAAGTGGAGGAACACAAATGACGGTTGAAGACATATCAAAAAATGGTGATGGAAAAGACGTCGCAAGTTGCTGTTGGTTTATTAATGGAGAATATAAGACTGAAAACATTTACACTACAGCATTGAAAAAATATGTACCAAAAACCACTGCAAGATTTAGATAAAAAAATCATATCCAAACCTGCAACATCGATGTAACTTTCATACCATACCACTTTAGAAAATAGCTTCCATTTAATCTAGACACCTCATTTGGGTCAGTGATATGGAAGCATTTTCCATGAATATCGTAAACCATACCTTGATGGTACAGGAACAAATACCAAACTCCCTTTTTATGATTTATGCATCGCATTATACATGGATAAGGAGTTTCTGTATCAAATTTTATAAACCGCGGATTAGTATTGAATCCAAGTTTCCTAAAGACTTGGACATAGGTTTGTCCAGACCAATACAACCTTTTGACTGACTTTACTGCTTCATCTGATTCCTCGAAGTCCAATCCAGTCAAAGAAGAAATGACGGATTGATTATACAACCCGTCCCCATAGAACACAACTTCAATTTCGTATCTCATTTAATAACCTTTAATTTGGCTGCTCGTTTAGGAAATGAAACTTTGGATATGCTAACGTTGATAGATTCGTCTTCGTAATTTTTAGTATCAAAAGGTGCAAGAGTAAAAACTTCATTATCAAAATGAACAGCTAACAACATCATCTCAACATCCTTATCGCGATCGTGAAAAATTAAAATCATATAAGGCCTAAATGACCTTTTTACCATTTCCTCTCTAGTCATAACTATTCAGTTGGGATTTCCTCTATTTTCGTTATTGCAGCTTCGGCCTTTTCTTCCTCTTCGATCTGTTTAAGCTCTTCCTCTACATTCTTTGTATAAGGCGAATAACCAACAGCTGACTTCTGAGAAAGGACCTTAGCACCACCAGCAGCCTTTTGTAGCAATCCAATAGTTTCAGCATCATCATTGATGCGATAAATAGGAATATCATATGTGATCGACAATGATTGTTCAGCTTTCACCAGCGATGTATCAATAGCGGCCGCAAATGCTTTATTCAAATTTATATCTCGCTGGGTACATTGACCATATTCTCCATCAATTTCATCCTGAGCAGCTAAATGTGGATCCATGAATACACGATCATAAGCAACGCCGGACTGAGCCCCGATCCCTTTCAGATCTTCCATAGCCATTTGCGGCGTTTGAGTACAAGTAAAGATAAACTTAACCAAAGTATCAATTTCGAGCTTTACAGCTTCGGTTGCTTGTTCCCAGGTTACATACTTAGCATCACCATTATCGCCTGTAATTTGTAGACTCTTACCTTGCTCCCCTTTTTCAAGGACCTTAGCTCCTACTTTACCAAGCATTACGAACACTGGCGAAGCATGATAATCGTTAGTGTCACCGAAATTGGAAAGAAGCGTTTCAAGACGAGATATTGACTTCTGAACATCTGCCCAGGGCGGCTCTGGCTTGGAATAATAGACTACAGGAATCTTCTTGTATGTATGAGCAATTGAATTTTCGAGAATCCATCCAGCATCATTATCCGCTTGTTCGCCGGTACGGGCTTGACGAAAATTTAGAATGAATGAGTCCGAATAGATGTCTAGGCGTTTGTCTTTCTGCTTTGCTTTCTGAGCCAATTCTGTTGTATCAGTAATTCCTGAAAGTTCGGATAGACCTAAAGGCGATTCATAAGCCACGCCGAAATACACCATATTACCAAGATCATCAAATACAGGTAGGAGATTATAACCAAGTTGCGGAGAAAGGATCTTGCATCGCATTCTAAAGTTTCCTTTAGCGCCAATGGCTTTCCAGTATTCAGGATCTACCGGTTCAGAATACCAAAGCTTTGCTACCTGCAATTCACTGAGCAGACGACGTGCCACCTCTTTTTCTAAAAATTGAAGCTTATTATCTTCCCGGATCTTTTGGACCATAGCCAATAAACGCTTTTCCTGATCATCGACTGGATTTGCTTCTAGCTGCATCTTGCCAACGTTCATAAAGGAAACACGACGTTTAACGATCAACTTTTGCAAAGGAATGCCGATGCGGTTAACTTCGATACGTTCAGTTTTATATTGGGGTTGTCCGTTTTTTAGAATTGGATTTCCATCACCATCCTTCACAACACGCTTTACCCTTTTCTTAGGACGAATATTTTCATCGAATATTTCATGCTGAGTAACATCGTACTCTGCAGCTGCTCTGTCATAAACTGGAGCTAAACTTGTACCAATAGCATCCACCAAAGCTGGAAGAACAGCAGGTTGAATAGATACGGTTGTGCTTTTTTCTTTTGCCATTTTAGTATTGTTAATGGTTAGTTTTAAAATAAATCGAAGATTTCATCATCAGTATCAATACCATCGGTGAGCCTTCTAAAAATGTATCTTATAGCGTCAATAGCATGATTAAATTTGTCAATAGGGATACCAGCCTTTTTATCATTCCAAATGTAATTCCTCAATTCTTTTTTGATATTAGTCGATCGAGGAGTCACTACAATTGTATAATTACCGATAGCAGTGATCCCAGCAACAACTGACCCTGGACCCTTCTCACATTCAACGATATTGAGACCTGCCTCCTGTAGATCTAGAATTAACCTCCCCTCTTGACTATCACCGACGATTAAATCATCTGGGCCAATCAATCGAGATTTGTTTATTTGATAAATAGCATCGGTCGATAACTGCTGAGTTTCATAATATTCTTCATCAACATAGATTCTTTTCAATCTGTTATCTACAGCAACACGAATCAACGTAGTTGGATCGACACTAAACCCATAATCCTGTCCGTAACCGTATGGTAAGCTTAAATCGAATTCACCTTCCATCCAATCCGTAATAATCACACCGTCGCGTACATCTGCCCATCTGCCGATAATCACATAAGCGTATTTAGTTCTCTGAAAAGCCTTATCATATTCCTTCTGAAACTTTTCCTCATCACCTTCAAGCCCCTTTCCTATAAGTTCCGCACGAGCATCACGCGTGGCCTGATCTATACTTTTTTGCTTTATACTTTCGATCTCATCCAAAAACTTCTGATCGACATTTTTGACGTTATCCAGGTAACTTGTATGGATATGAAGAACATCTGGATGGGTACTGATCTGAACATCAACACCGTCTATTCTTTCAATTCGATGTGTATGTTCAATGTATTTTTTATAGATAAAATGATCCGCGTTTGTAGGGTTCATTACAAGAATCACCCGGTTCTGAACCCCCTTTTTACGAATTGATAATCTAAGCTTATCAAAGTCATCTTCACTCTCCCATTCCTCCATTTCATCACCGATGAAAGTTGTCAAGCCTTGGATAGACTTTAGATTTGCTGTTTGATTACCAGATGAAGTTTTGATAGGACGAAACATAATTCCAGATCCTGAAAACTTGTTTAAAATTTCAGTTTGAGTAACTTTGAAATAATTTACGGCTCCATCCAGTTGTATTTTTTCTAGGAATTCAGGAATTACGGAAATAGCTGCAGCAGCCATCGTATAGCGACTGAACAACATTTTATGGTTTTGTTCAAAAGACAGTCTTTCAACGAACGTAGAAACATTAAAGGACTTTCCAGATCCCCGACCACCTGTAACAAGTATGATCGATTTATCCTTATTTTCGTATAAGGGACGGTATGGTCGTTGGACTTTTATCATTACCCTTCATCAATCTCCTCGTTATTATCTTCCAACCACTTATGGATCGAAACGCTACCATTCATATTCAAATCCAATGTATCTTTGAAAAGAGCATTAACCCTAGCAAGGTTGGCCAATTGAGTATCTACAGAACAAAATTCAATAGCAGGACCATCCTTAGTCATCTTGTAAGATTTAATGATTCCAGACTCTTTATCCTTGGCCAATGCGACCATATCAAATTCAGTACTTTCAACCAGGATAGGATCGCCCTTTCTCTCTCTAAAAGCTCCCTCATTGCGTTTCAATTCTAGTTTTAATCGGATAATATTTCTTCTTCTCTTCTCTTGGGATTGCTCATATTTTTCAGTCTCCTCTTTGCCCATCGTAATCAACGAAGCGTACTCCGATTCGAATTCAATTTCCTCTTCTATCTCTTTAATGATTGTTTCGAGAGGTACTTTAATCATCGGGTACTCAGGCACCAAAACAACTTTTAAATACTTGTTTACGTTAGACTTAGCTATTGTTGAAATAATACTTTTAGTCTCATCTGCGCCCAAATGCTTCTCCTGAAGAAGACGTTGAATTTCGGATTTCAATTCAGGTTTTCTCAGGTTTTCTGAACCAACAGAATAAGCTGTTTTTTCGCTGTATCCTGCTCGCACAGCTGCTTGAGTGGCGTTTAAGTCTTTGACATACTCTTTGCAGAATTCCTTTTGTTTTGCCGTAAGCTTTACCTCTAAACCATCACTCATGAGCTCCTCCCTTCGACAACTTGGTCAACTATATGTTTAAACACCTTATCAACCTCATACAATTCGCGAGCTACCTTAATCCGATAAGATGATTGCTGATGACGTTTCAAACAAAGCTTTTCTTGAATAATTTGGGCAACTCCGTACTCAGACTTTTCCGAAAGTAGAATAGCTTTAGGGGAAAACAAGAGAAGAATTGCGGCAGTGAAAACAAGTTCAGAATTGGCTTTCTTGGTTGACGGTTGGATATCTTGGAAGATTTGATCGACGACTGATAGATCAAGTGACCGGGGCTCCAACGCCTTTCGGTACCCCTCAAAATCAATCTCAGGATTATTCTTCATAACCAATTTCAAAACCATCTTATCCATGGAAACAAAACTATAAACTTATTTTTATTTATCCAAATGTATAAGTTTTGAAAAATTAAAAAGGACCGTCATCGGGCAACATCGGACTATCCCAATTCGCAAACTTTGACATATCGTTACTTGGAAGAGGATCCGGTTTATCAACAAATGAGAAGTCGGTTATCATCCCGCTTGGCTGAAAATCGTCTTCAAGCTCTTTGAAATTAGTTGTTCGGCCGACAAAGCCCATTTCACAAGTGGTCACCGATCCATTACGATTCTTGGCGATAATGAATTCAGCAATACCGGCAGTAGATCTTCCTTCCTCATCTTCTGTGATTCCGTAGTATTCGGGACGGTACAAGAAGCCAACTATATCAGCGTCTTGCTCAATCGATCCTGATTCCCGTAAATCTGAAAGCATAGGACGTTTGCTGTTCCCTGGTCGTGATTCTACTGCGCGGCTAAGCTGCGAAAGAGCCAAAACGGGAATATTTAATTCTTTTGCAAGAATCTTTAGGCCGCGGGATATTGTGCTGATTTCATCCAACCGAGATTTCCCGGGAACAGAGATAAGTTGCAAATAATCGATCACAATCATTTCAACTCCATACAACCGCTTCATCCTTTTCGCTTTGGCAGATAGCTCGACCAAGGTTAACCCAGGCGTATCATCCCAATGAATCGGCAAAGATTTCAGCTGATCCTTTCTCGAATGAAGCTTATGCCATTCATGATCTGCAAGGTTTAATTTTTTGATTTTAGTCAAATCAATTTCCGTCTCAAAGGATATCATCCGTTCCAGCAGTTGGCTTTTCGACATCTCCAGGGAGAATATTGCCACTGGTTTCCCCGACTTTGCTGCGTTTACTGCTTGCTTCAGAACGAAAGCCGTTTTTCCCATGGCCGGCCTAGCCGCAATAATTATCAAATCCGAGCATTGCCAGCCGCCAGTAGCCTCATTGATATTCTGAAAACCTGTATTTACTCCTGTCACATCTTGAATTCCCAAATCAGCTTTCCGCATCATCTCGGAGAATAATTCCTCCAAAGCATCGGCCTGCTTTACCTCTTTTTTTGTTGTGACATGATTAACCAAATCATCCCTCTTGGTCTCGTAGCTCGAAAGGATATCAAAAATATCATTCGTTTCATCATAGCACTTGTCAATCGTA